CCCCAATTTATCAGTTGGTCGGTACGTTTTTCATTGATCTTAGCCACCATGTCATGCACTTCACGTAAAAGAACATTTAGTGCACCGATCTTGCTTTCCACATGCTCGAAGCGTTGTTCTAATGCATTGTATCTTTCTGCACACAATTCTACATGTGCTTCTAGACTCTTTTTTTCAATTTCTGTGGTGTCTGACATAATCTATCCTAGTTCAATATTTATCGAATCGAACCAAACATTTTGATCAGGGCCGCTGGTTATCAATGCTGTGGCCATTATTTCACCATTGTCCAGGTTGGTAATCATGGGCACTCCATCAGCATCGTTGCGCAGTACGCTAACAGGATCATCTGCGGTACCGTAAACATCGGCCACATCTGTGGTGAATTCAAACTCCCAGGCACCATCATGTCGTTCGGGCGTGGTCAGATTGTCAACCTGTGTTCTAAGGCCAATTAACTGTGTAAGTGTTTCTAAATTTCGTTGTTGATTTCTACTGCGATTCCATTCTGCGTCGGTGTTAATTAGTTGTCCAGCACGATCACGAAACGGTACTCGTGAGCTTTTAAAATGTCCTGTAACACCTGTGGCAGTAATATCAAACAAACAACGACAACGGAATCGATTCATTATAGACGTATTTAACGCCAACAAAAAACCCTGGAGTTTTAATTCCAGGGTTTAGTGTTTTAATTAACTGAGTTAATTAAGATGCTGTTGTAGCTGTACTAGCCAAACGGAAACCAACGTTGGTTACAGTTGCGCCTGCTAAGTTGTAGCCTGCCACTGTGCCCAAAGCACGGATCTGAGCTTGCAATGTAGCTGCACTGTTGTCAGAGCCATCAGTTGCTGTGTTGAAAGCACCTGTTGGGTATGTAGCAACGCTGAAGTTTGTTACGTTAGCTGTAGCAGCAACTTGGTAGATAGCTACCGTAGCTGTTTGCTGAATGCTTTGCAACAAAGTCTGCAACATGCCGTTTACTTCGGCTTCTGTTGAAGGATCTGCACCAAGGTCGCAACCAAAGAAGTCCAGTTTTGGACCCATAAAGTTTGTAGGTACGCCTGCAGGTGTATAAGTTGTTGTTGCTGCTAACTGTGGGCCGTTAAGCGTGTCAGTTGCAAATACTGGTTGTGAACCACCGCTGGTAATTGTTAATGATGCCATTTTAATTCTCCTTAATATATGGACTCAAAGGTCCTACTAATATTTACCATTTCGGCAAAAAATCAAGGATTAGGAGGCCAAATTTGGGTTATTTAGAATACGGTTTCCGGCGCTAAAACCAAATCTATTGACCAGTTTAGCACGTCCTGCAGGGGTGGCCAACACCCAACCTTCGTGCCCGGGCTCTTGACGATCCAGTTGTTCCAGCATGTCTGTTTTAATTTCATGCAACAGCAAGAAAGAAGTAAATGCCGCTGTGATGCCATCTAGGTTTGATCTAGGACTTTGCAAATATTCAATAATGTTGGCAAACTTTCTAGGTGTAACATTGGCCTGTAACCATTTGCCAAACCCAGACAGCAATTCATTATAGTCTGTGGTAATTCTTGAATTGATATAACGTTTACACAGGGCAGGCAAATCGCTTAACTGTGCGGCTCGTAATTCAGCAGGATTAAACAAGCTGTCAATGGCCGAGCCTTTGCTGGTGATAATAGAATTTAATTGTTTGACCAATGCCGCATTGGGTGTGACATTTTTAATGTCTTTGGCTGTGGGTTCAACAATCAATAATCCTGGTACAGGATTTAAATTAACATGATGAATTGGCTCAGCTGGAGCATCTGCTTGTTTGTAACGAGTGTGTGCAGCAATGCCAACTTCACTGGCGCCAATGCGCTCGCCCAGTTTACTGGCGGCAGGAATACGGTACTCAACAAAATTAGGACGGAACTCATAGGCACCCGACACTTCGGGCGGAGTTTCTGTGTAAAGTAAATCGCCCTGAATATAGCCACGGAAATTGTCTGGTGTGGCGGCCCGGAGCAAGGGCCATAGCTTGTTATAAATTTCAATCAGACCAGATCGTTCGCCACCACGCATGTTCATAATACGTGACAGTTGTTCAGGGCTTGTTGCCAAGCCGTCGTAGCCTTTGGCGCCCATGCCCGACTTGTCGGTTAACACAAATTCACCAGTGGGTTTACGGCCCCAAACAATGGCAGGTTTACCATCCCACTTGACAGTGGTATGTCGGCGAGTGTCTTCGGCAGCATGGCGCATGATGTCCATGGCTTCACGTACACCACGTGTGCCTTTGTCAAACACCAAGTCCTCAATGTGTGGAATTCGGGCTTCGGCTTCGTATAAAATCTGTGTTTGTTCCACCAAGGGTTGCATGCCTTGATTAACAATGCGATCTCTTAACCGTGCTAGAAAGTTTACTTCTGTGTACAGCTCTGTGTTTTCAGCCACAGGTTGTTCGAATGACAAGCCTTCACGTTCCATGTGGGCCCGGAAGTCTGCTAATTTTTCGTCACGTTTGGGATCTCGTTGTAACGCAGCTAGAATCGTTTCTACGCTGGCCAAATCTGCACGTGTAGCACGTCGATTCAACAGCATTCGGGCCACCTGGTCTGGATCATCTGAAATAATTTCATTTGTGGCACGATCAGCAATGCCAGCAATTTGATTTAATTTATAACCCATGGCTTTGGCAATGCTGTTCATTAGAACATTGCGCTCACGGCCTTTGAATTGGCTATCAGCGGGCATGGCCCCTAGCACAAACTTTGACCATGGAATATTGTTAAGAAACATAAAGTCTGTTTGCACGTAGCCCTGATCGGGACGACCTGTGATTGGAGTTTTGAAATGCACACCAGCACCGGTTTGTTTAACCCACTCTTCGGGTTTAAATCCGTGACTTTGTGCCCACTGTTGCAAGCGTGTGATCAGTTGTAACTTGGTAATTTGTTTGGGATCCACAGCAATGTCCATGTCACCCGACGTGTCTTTGATTCCTGTGCTACCCAGTGTGTTGTTTTGTAAATCCATGCCAGGCAATAGTTCTTCTAACCAGGCCAAGGTAGGTTTTACATCGGTTTGTGTTATGCGCTGGGTAACAGGTTGCCCATTGGCATCTTTGAATACATTACCGCCTTCAAATATAAAAGTCATTGTTATAATCCCAACAACTGTTTGATTTCTTCTTTGGCATTGGGATCTTTGGCCATGGCACGAAGGTTACGAATTTGCTGAGTTGACAGGCCCAAGGTAGTTGCACCTGCACCCGGTGTGGCGCCTACGCCTTTTTCATTCTTAATTTGTTGACTCACGGCTTGTACTCCAGCCACGGCAACTTTGAGATATTCCTCAACATTGTATGCATGTTGTGGTGTGCCCATAGTTGATTCAACGTTGGCTAATTTTTTATCAAGTGCACCTTTGATTCCAGGCAGTTTTCTCACCATGTCCATGGTCACTGTTTCGTATGTGCCAGGAATCTTAGATGCCAATTTTGCATCAGTGAAGTTTACAAATTTCGTACCATATGTGTCAGGACTGGGTGTTGCAGGTGCCAAAGCAGGGTTGGCACCTGCAGGCGATTTTGGTGTGGTTGCATCTGTTTTTGTGCTACCTGGTACGATTATTCCTCCTGGAGTAGTGTATTCTTGCGGAGCTTCGTCGACATCCTGTATACCACCTCGAGGTTTACCATAGGCCTTTAACATAAGTTTGCCTTGTTTGCTACTAGCCACAGAGGCAGGCATCTGCCCTGGTTTGGCTCGAGCCGGTGGAGACGGATCAAATGAAGCACCCACACTCTTGAGCGCATCCTTGCGCCAGTTGAGTTTGGATGATCGTCGATCCTTTGCTTCACGCATGTTTTTGTCTTGTTCTGACACTGGGGCCACTGTGGGTGCGTTGGCTTCCTTAACTGGTGCTTGTTGACTGGCTATCCAGGCCTTGGCCAATCCTGCCACATATTGTTTAACTGCCGGATCTTGAACAATTTTATCATACTTGTCCTTCCACTCGGCACTGGGTGGTTGATAACCAGCACCATATCCTTGTTTGGTTAACCCAGTGGCCGCCCTGGTTGCTGTTTGTGCTGGGCCCATACCCATTGCATTGGCGGCCATGCCTGCCAGCTCACTGCCAATGTCCTCTTTGACTTGGCGTCGGGTTAGTTCATGAATTTGCATCGGTTTTTCTCACGGTTCTTGTAAACTTGCCTGGGTCACGCAACTTAATTGCATTGATCAATTTACGGGTGAGATTCTCGGCCTGCTCAGTAGTATAACTTTCGTCAATTTGTTCTAGTAGACGAATAGCACTGGAAATGATATTGCTGGCACGAGTTTCGATTACGTGACGTTGATCACGCTCAATGTACATGCTGTCTAATTCTTCTAATAAGCTACGAGTTTTCTTTTGCATTTTGGGCCAGAACCTTTTTATTATTTATTGAAAAAAATAAAGACTTGTTAGTGTTTGTCCCGGTTATATTGCTGGGCTAATTTCAATAAATCCTGCGTTGTTTGCACCGTACGGCAATTGTCTAGGGTCCAGGTTCGTTGCGTTTCTACCAGGTCATTGGCTAATTCGTATCTGTACACACAATTGGCAAAGAACCAGGGATTTTCTTCAAACATTGCATCTGTGATATTGCCAATAATGGCCGGCATATCCTTATAAAGACCATTGACATCTGCTTGTAATTGTTGGTCGGCATACTGCTTTAATAATTCTTTTTGATTGTCAGTCAGTGACTGACCAAAATAATGATTTAAAATATCAGTCATATAGTCTATATCAAGTAATCTATCAAAATTAACCACGTTGAGATACTGATTGTTGGCAATGTCTTGCTGTATTAAATGATAGTATTCAACTTGATTGTAATAACAGCGATCATACCAGAGTACGGTGTTGTTGCGCCACTGCTCGTATTCGCCAGGCGGAGTCATTTCTATTAGAATCTTTTTACTAAAATTGTTGAATATGGCAGTGAATATGTTGTGCGTTGGTAATACACGTAAAATTTGATTGAATTTACGTGATTGTGTTTGTAAATCAACCTCGTGTGTCAGGGTAATGTCACGTAGCTCTTTGAAGTGCAATTCATTTACTCGGTGCTGTACCTGATCCGCTGGGTAATTTTGCACCAGGGCTTTAAGGAAGTTACCGCTGTGACCTTCTCTGAATACAATGAGTGTTTTCATTTGATTATGGCTTGATATAACTCTGAGTCTATGAATTTTAATTGGGTTTGGTGTAAGTGATCTTGTTGCTCAACTGCTAGTTTAACAGATTCTGCGCGGTTTGTCACTGATCTATTGGCCACATACTGCCAGGCTTTGCTGTCAATACCGCAACGTTTTAGAACCAGATCCTTAATGGGTTGTGTTAAATGATCTAAACTGTACACACCGTCAGCAAAATGATCCAACAATTCAATTTTATCACCCGAATAAGTTGTGAGATAGTGAGCCGCCCAGGTTTCTAATTCAGTTAATCGGGCAATGTTTAACAAACTCACAGTTCGATTTATGGCCGGCATGACTTGATGTGGCATGTGCTCTAAGAAATGATTCCAATTGGCTTCAACTTCGACCCAGTGAGCTGGCCAACGCTGATATTCAAATGCTGCACCTACGTCGTCTATGCTGAATCTGGCCAGAACCAACTTGAATTTACTTAAAAAGTCCAGGACCCTGGGTTCGAATTTCATGCTACCATTGGTGCTGAATCTAAGAGTAATTTGATCAAATGCAATGCGATCGCTAAATGGTTCAAAGTAGCGTACAAGATTGTTATTTAACAATGGCTCACCACCGCTGAAGTTGATTTCTTCTACATGGCTTAAATCCACATCAGCAAACAAATTAACAAATTCCGCCACTGCGGCATTGTAGTTTTTGGGTATGGAGATGTCTTTAATTCTACTCCAGGTACTACTGCTCCATTCATCACAGATTTTACAGGCCAAATTACAGTTGCGATTAGGAGTAATGTCCAACACAATTGGGCTGTGATGATCATGCTCAATGCCAAAGCGTTGATTGGCACCTTGTCGGTAGCTTTGTATGCCATTGGTTTCTTGGTCTACACAGGCACGGCAATGCTCGGGATCTATTAGATAATCTGTTGCTTGAAATGGGTTTTGATTGTTAAAACAGCATGTGGCAAATGAGCCGTCGACTACACGCAAACCATGGCGAATTAACACGCACCGATTCATAGATCAATTCTCCATACTGTACGATCCATTTCTGTAACATTAAAAGAAACTCTGGGCCGTATTAAATCTATTAGATTGTATTTTAAATGATTGTGTTTGATAAATCTAGGTTCAAAGTGCAGAATAATTGTGCCGCAACACCAGATATTTAAAAAGGTTGCAAATGTGTTCACAGTTGTGTATTTTAAAAATGCTGGATACTTGAATAAGGTAGGACAGTCGGTGGGCCAGTAACTGGGACGATGTGTCAATACATCGGGCTCATAATGAGCCGTAGGGCAGTACAGTTGCCCAATTGGGTCAGATTCCAAGCACACAGTTTCAATGCCAAGGTCGCTAAAATACCAGCCAGCACAGTCCACCGCAGCCAGACGCGGAGGTTTTAGAGTATCGACAATCCACTGGTCTACACCATCTAACTGCATGGGCACACCGTGTCGAGCCTGTCGCCACTCACGCAATTTGGGACGTGATATATGATACAATCTAAATTGCTGTGTCTGCTGTATATTGCCTAGAGAATGATTGTAACCAGAAATTACTTGCATAATATGTAACAGTCCATTGGGTGTGCAGCAACCATGTGTTCGCCATCTACCTCTGGGTAGGTGTGCAGTCTGCGGAAATTTGAATTGGCCAGGTGCATGATCCGATCCAAACTATCCTCTATACTGTCGGGCAGGTCAAAGTGCATGTCATGTTCAGTTACTTCATAACGATTTATGGCTATGTAAGCATGATCCATGCCCGCGGTTAACTCTTGTACACGGTGCACCAGTTGACCAGTGGTTAAATTATCCAAAATAGGACCAAATATCACAACACCTGTGCCCGAACCCAAGCGGACATGATCCTGGACCAGAGTTCTAAATCCATTCATTGGTGCTATCCAGCGCCAGACCACATCCGGGCAAGACTTGACAAATTTGAGCATTTGACTTTCTTGTTCCAGTAAAACAGGTTGCTTAAATATG